ACTCAATAAGTTTATCTACATTTTCTGGGTAGTCTTGTGTTTGAGCTTGCGGTAATACTTCTTTTTGTTCCTGTGAGGCGTCGGGACTTTCAGTGCCTCCAACCATTGTGATCTCTTCAGTGTTATCGTCTTCATCTTCTATTATTTGAAGTGGTGACTCTAACTCTTCGCTTTTGATTTCAACTTTAGGAATCTCGCCGGGCTCCCGTACTTGTTCTTCCACTTTTGGTATATCTCCGGCTTGTTTATCATCAACCACTGTTCCTGTTTCTTGCTCTTGAATGGCATTCGTTTCTTCTTTTTGCGGTTTACTTAAATCTATCTTAGTTATATCTGCAACGATATTACCTTGACCTTTAATTTTAGGAGCTTTAGGTTTTAATTTAAATTCTCCTTCTTGTTTTACTTCTTCTGACATAATATAATATAATAAAAATTAATAATCCCTATCTTGGGGTAAATTGCTCTAAACCAAACCCATCTAAGTTGTCATTACCTGATGATTCAAAGTTTTTAGGCAATAGATCGTTTTGTCTTTGATCTATAAGTTCACTCTGTTGAGTGCCTTGCATTTGTAGTCTCTTGTCTTTTCTGTCCTCTATTTGAGCTTCTTTTTTTGCTGTCACTTGAGCTTGCATTTCAGCTAGCTTCATTTGATAACTAAACTCTTCAGCCATCAAACCTCTTTTTATGTTAGCTTCTTGCTCCATACGTTCAATCTCCATTTGAGACTTGGCCTGCTCTATTTGAACAGTTGTTTGAGCTAAAGCTTGTTGCTTTTGAACTTCAGCAGCTGCAGCTTTTTCAGCAGACTCAGCATTGGCTTGAGCTTGAGCTTGTATGTTTTCCATTTGAGCTGCTCTTTCTTCAGCTGCATTTTCTGATTGTCTAAACTTTAAAAGCGTGTTAGCTAACTTAATGTTTTGTATCTCTCTGATATCTATAGCGTCTGCTAATTTTATACTACCAGCTTGTAGTGCTATTTGTATGCTTTTTTCTAGTTGAGCTTTATCTTCTTCGTCTGGTTCTAAATCTAAAAATATACCAAACTCATGTATAGATAACGTATCTATTTCTTTTAAAGTAGCTGTGTTAAATGCGTTTATGCTATTTAATAAAGAAGCCTTAGTTAAAGGAAATTGAAGCATGTCACTAACTCTTAAGCTAACGTTTTCACAAGATCTTATAGTTAGATACATTAAAGACTGTAATATATGTCTTGTAGCTGTGTTAGAATTAGCTGCTGCTAATTTTTGTAAACCAACTAATGCATTTTTATCAGGAGCACTTCCGTCTCTAGCTTCGTTTAATCCTGTTACATCACGTATCATTTGTAGATAATACTGATACGTTTGTATCATAGCTTGAATCTTAGAAATACCAGAAGAACTTTGAAGTTCTTGAATAGGTACTTTACCTCGATTCATTTCACCGTCTTGAGTTAATGATCTACCCACTATAGTACCAGTCTGGAAATACATATTTAATGCTTCTGCTGGATTGTAGTTGGTTCCATTACCTAAGTCGACCTCAGCTAATCCATCTACATCAACATAAACCCCATCAGGAACTAATCTAGCTAAAACTTGTTGTAGTTTTAAATGAGTCAATTGTATCATATCAGCAAAACTAGTTGTTCTACTAACTATAGATTCTATTCTACCTTGGTACATTCTAGGAGCTGAAATACAATAATTCATATTAACTCTAGTAATATCACCGTAAGGTCTTGTCATGTTTTCCGACAACTTCCACTCTAGCATAGTATCTCCCATGCCTAGTATTTTAGCTCCTGTATATAAGACCTCTATAGATCTTGAAGCTCTTTCAAAATTATCATTAGGTGGAGGATTGAACGTGTCCTGTTTTTCTAAGGTTTTTTCTAAACCTTGTTCTGTTTGTTTTATTTTAAATACCTGATCTTGATATGTTTTGTATTCAAAAAACAAAACTTGGTGTTGATTAACATCGCTATTAACTTGCCAATCGCTTTGAGCGTAGTTTTGACGACCAGGATATTTTTGTATTTTTTCTAACTCTTCATTAGTTAAATTAGGAAAAAGCTTTTTAATCTCTGGAAGTGTTAAGCTCTTTATTTCACCAACATAATATATATCTTCAAAATTAGGATCATCTGTAGCTGAATAAACTAGATTAGCTGGATTAACATAATCTATAGTTATACCTTCTGATAAATTAAAACTAGTTTTAACAGCAGATATACCTAGCACCGTTAAATCATAAGCTAAACGTTTTTTAGTCTCGTCAAACTTATTAGCATCTAACACATTATTTATAACCTCTTCCTCTGCTATCTCTATGCTTTGCTTATAATTAAGCTGCATGAAAAGGTCTAACTCATTTTTATCTCTAGGTAAGTTTTCTGGATCAGCTGAAGCGTAAAAGTTTTGACCGGTAGCTTGAGACAATTGATCTATACTAGCTTTGTTTTTTATATCACGCATAGCGTTAGATGCGAAGTCAGTACGTTGTTTTAAAGCAAAAGGATCTGAAGCAAATGAATTTAATTCATAACCTTTTTCAGTCATACCGTTAACGACTATGTCTACGAACTTAGATAGAACAGGTATCGGTTTCCAGTCTAAATTTAAATAAGATAAATCGCCATTATTTGATAATTCATCTTTGTATTTCTGTATTGGCTGCTCGCCTCTAGCGTACAGCCTAAGTCTATTAAAGTTCTGGAAATTATAGGAAAACCTATTCTGTCCACTGTTGTTTCTAAACCATTCTTGTTCAATAGCGTTTCCAACAGCTAAACCATATTCAAATGATTTCTTTTCTTCTTCAGGTACCACCTGATCTGGAAAGATGCTGTTATTGTTAGTATAGACCATTTATTTATATTATTTTTGAATTTGCACCTGTATTATTATATTTTCTGAATCCTAAAGACACTTTAGAGATTGTTCTTTTTGCTACAGGTGAATATCTATGTTTATTACATGCCATTATAGCTAAACCAGAGCTTATTGAAGCATCGTGTTTTGTTCTGTTATTTATATTAAACTTAGCCCAGTCTTCTAAGGTTCTTTGAAAATATGTGTCACCGTATCCGTCTGTTTTTAATCCTACGTGGTTTTCTATATAATCCTCAATAGCAGCTGCATGAGCTTGTTTTATATCTTCACTTGAATTAGGTATACCACCTATTTCTCTTTCTGTTACTGATAATTTATGCATAACCCTGTCAGGTCTATTCATAGAATAACCTCTATAACCTCTTCTTTTTATATAATATAATAATCTAGGCTTATTGTTCTCTGCTAATATAGGCATACCATAAAATACCAAAGCCATTAAAACGTCTTCAAAAAATATATCAGCAGTTTGCGGTCTTGATATGTATTCTAAAAAAAATAAGTTTGGCGGTACATCTTCCATAGAAAACTTAGTTAATCCATGCAAAGATCCTTTAGAACCTTTACCATCAACAGTACCAGATATATCATAACTATCACATCCAAATGCTCCACAGTGTTCATTTCCTGGATATTTTATATTGTTTTTTATATTGTATCTATTCTGTAGTGCAACTGGAGGAACCCAACTAACTAGAAATCTGCCATTTTTATTAGGTACAAACATTACTCTAGTATCTTTAATCCCACCTTCCCATTGAAAATTACCCTGTGTAACTACATTAGTATTACGAAGATCTTCATTATAGTCTATTTGCTCGTATATTTTAGTCAAATTAAACAAAGATTCCTTAGCTTCATCTCTGAAAGCGTGTTTCTCTGTTCTTGGAAACTGACGATAGTATTCATTTAAACCATCTTGATCGTCCTTTAAACCATCAACTTCGTTTTCCCAATGCGATATTACACCGATGTCGATGTCTTCTCCATCAATACCTTTGATTGGTTTTTTTGGAGTGTCGAATACAGGTAGTCCATAAGAATCAATGTATCCTTCGTAGTTCCATTCCATAGGTACGAACATACTATATAGTCCTGAGCTAGTCTGTCCATTGCGGTTTCTTTTTGTAACGTTTGAGTTATCATATATTTTTTTGTAATTTCTACCTCCTTTATCTAAAGCATTTGATGTACTACCCATCATACACTTTCCAATTACTTTACTACCTAATCTTAGCGTTGTTTTTGTGACTCTCCAGTTGTTGAGGATGTTTTCGGGTTTTTCCCATTTCCCCGCCTCATCATGTACCAGTAACGCAAGTTTCTCTCCGTCATAGGAGTTATCCCCCGTATTCTTCCAGTCAATCGTGGTATCGAGTCCAACGATTTCTTCC